GAATTGGCATGAGCGACCTAACTGATATTGCAGATTTGAAGAAGTCTATCTACAATGAATATTCAGAAATAGAACAACTAATTAGATTAACTAACCACCCATCATTAGTTAAAACTCCAGGTGTTAATGCAAGTGCTGGAGCTGGTGCTATTATTGAAATGCCTGATGAAATGGAACCAAACTTAAAGCCATATTTATTACAACCATCTGGTCAATCTTTAGATTCAATCATGGCATCAATTAGAAACAAGGTTGAGGCAATCAACAGAATATCTCACATTGGCGCAGTAAGAAATACTAAAACGCAAGTTGCTAGTGGTATTGCATTACAAACAGAATTTGAATTATTAAATGCAAGACTTTCAGAAAAAGCAGATTACATGCAACTAGCAGAAGAACAGTTGTTTAAATTATTTGCAATGTTCCAAGACAAAGAGTTTGATGGAGAAATAAACTACCCAGATAGTTTTAACATTAGAGATTATGCATCTGACCTAGTATTCTATCAACAAGCTAAAGCAGTAAATATTCAGTCGCCAACTTTACAAAAAGAAATTGATAAAGAAATTGCAAGATCAGTTGTAGATGATGATGAAAAACTTGGAGAAATATTTGATGAAATTGAACAACAAGCAGAACTAGGACAATTTACACAAGAAGAAGTTCAAGCACCTGAAGTTGAAGAAGAAGTTGAGGAAGTACAGATTTAATGAATGGCAGATTTAATAGAAAATGTAGCAGACTTTCGTATCAGGCAAATAGAAATTGCTGAAGCTGAATACTACGAACAACTTATTACAACACTAGATAAAATAGAAAATCAAATAGCAAGTTTAGTAAATAGAAAATTACCCACACAAGAGGGTAAATTATTTGAATTAAAATCAGCAGTTAACTTTCAACCAGAAATTAGAAAAGTATTAGAGGCGGAGTATCTTCCTTGGGCTGATAGAGTTGTTAGAAAAGGTTTTAGCAAACAAGCAAAGCTAATTGAAAAAGCATTTAAGAGAATAGGTAATATACCTCTAGAGTTCCAACAATTAACAAAAGCTGATTTATCTTTAATACAAAATCTTAAAAGACAAGCATTCAGTCAATTCAAAGATATATCAAATACATTTACAAGAACTTTAAATCAAAAGGTTTATCAATATACTTTGCTAGGCAATAGTCCTGTAGAATTAGAACGTGAATTAAGAAAATCAATTAATGGTATTTATGCAAAAGCAGATCAAAGAGAAATTAGAAAGTTAGTAGATCAAATCAAACTTGACGATATTAAATACAGAGGACTTGATAAAAGAACTGCAGTTGCAAAAGCATTAAAACAAAAAATTGATAAAAATGTACAAATCTTACAATCTCAATATGCTTCAGATCGTGCTGGAGAGAACATGAAAAAGTATTCTAGTCAGCTATTAAACGATACCCTTAGCGAGTTTGACGCAGAACTAAATGCTTTTAAATCAGACCAAGCTGGGCTTAAAATGGTTAAATATTTTGGTAGTATTATCGCTACAACTAGAGATCATTGTGCACTTGTAAGAAACGGAAGATATGATAAAAGAAAATCAGGACTATTTACGATTGATGAAGTCAAGGCACTTTGGAGAAGAAAAAGTTGGTCAGGAAAGAAATCTGGCGATCCTTTAATTGTTCGAGGTGGATATAATTGCCGTCATCAATGGAGTTACGTTAACCCTGACTGGTATGACGATAACGGAGAACTAATAATTGAATAAGGAGTAATATGTCAGAAGAAAATAAGGTTGCTCAACCTTTAAATGAGAACACAGAAGCTACTAAACAGGAAGCTACTGAAACAAAAGAAGAAACTAAAACTTTCACGCAAGATCAACTTAACAACATTATTGAGCAAAGAATAATGGCTGAAAGAAAAAAATACGAAAAGAAAATACAAGAAGAAGAAAAACAAAAAGATGAGTTAGTAAAACAAAAACAACTCGAAGAGGCTAAAACAAAACAAGAACTTGAGAAGATTATGCAAGAACGTTTAGCTGAAAAAGAAAGCGAATTAAATAACTACAAGCAACAAATGAAAATGGAAAAAGTAGATAAATCTATACTTTCTGTTGCATCAGTTAATAAAGCTGTTAATCCAGATCAAGTAGTTGCTTTACTAAAATCAGAAGTACAATTAGCTGATGATGGTAGAACAGAAATACTTGATAATAATGGAAACATCAGATATAACGAAAAAGGACAACCTTTAACAATCGAGGAGAGAGTTAAGGAGTTTTTAGATAGCAACCCACATTTCCGTCAAGGGTCTTTGTCTGGTTCAGGAAGTCAGAGTGCTATCGGTGGTAATAGCCAAAAACCCAGAGCGATTGGCGACTTGGATTTAAACAATCCTGCTGACAGAAAAGTTTATGCAGAAATGCGTAAGTCTAGAGGTGGGTTCAAATTAAATCCTAAATTAACAATTAACAATTAAACAATATAGGTAATAAGATGGCTAACGAAACAACATCGTCTACACTATCGGAACTGTATACAGAAATTATCCAAGAAGCTATTTTCAACTTCCAAGAAACTTCTGTAATGAGACCTTTGGTTACGACTTACAATATCACTGGACAAGGCAAACAAGTTGCTGTTCCAGTTTATCCAAACATCAGTGCATCAGCAGTAGCTGAAGCAACTGACTTAGGCAACACTGCAATTAACCCTACAGAAGCAACTATAACTGCATCTGAGGTTGGTGTTATGACTACACTTACTGACTTAGGTAGAGATACTGCGTCAAGAGATGTAGCAGCAGACATCGGAAAATTATTCGGTGAAGCTATTGCTAAAAAAGTAGATGCAGATTTAGCTAGTCTATTTTCATCATTCGCTGGTGGAAATGACTTAGGTGGAGCTGGAATCGAATTAACTCCAGATTTACTATTATCTGCTGAAGCAACTCTAAGAACATTAAATGTTCCAAGACCTTACTATGGAGTGTTTAGTCCTAAAGCTATGTTTAACTTGAAAAAAGCTTTAACAAATGCTGGTTACTCAACAGGTGCAAATGCTATGAGTGATGTTGCTAACGAAACTTTAAGAAATGGTTACGTTGGAACAGTATTTGGAATTGATCTTTTTGAAAATGCAAACATTACTTCTTATGGTGATGATGATGCCGTAGGTGGTGTATTCCACCCTCAATCATTAGGTCTTGCAATGAAATCTGATTTCAAAATCGAGACTCAAAGAGATGCATCTTTAAGAGCTACTGAGATCGTAGGTACAGTTACTTATGGTACAGGAATCGTTAAAGATGACTTTGGTTGCCAAATAGTAACTGATATGGCACTTTAATAAATAGAATTAGTTGGGGGACACTGCCGAGAGGTAATTCCCCCTTCTAACCAAACAGGAGATTTATTATGGCTAACTTTACAGGTGCAGATGTTATCACAGTCGCTGATGTTCAAACTTATCAACCAGATGCCTTTGATTTTGGTATAGCTTCGAATGATTCTAAAGTAACTACTTGGCTTGGTTTAACAACAGATGATATTTTAAGAGAATTAAGAATTAAATGGTGGCAAACATATAAAACAAATGTTTTTACAGATATTACAGTTTTAAATACAGTAGAGTTAGAAAACGATAGAGTTAATTTAGATCAATTTAAAAGAGCTGGTGTTTATTTATTTTTAGGTAAATTTTTCTTTCCAGCATTAACAAAATTTAGACCAGAGGCTGATAAAGATAGATTTGAAAGAATGATCGAATATTACAATAGCCAATACAATATAGAATTTCAAAAAATACTAGAAGATGGTGTTGAGTATGATGCTGATGATAACCAACAAATATCTGTGGCTGAAAGAGAAAACTTACACGGCTTTGGTAGACTAATCAGATAATGGCTTCAGAAATTAGAATTAAAACTAACATTAAAAATGTTCAGTTAAGATATGCTAAGTTTATTAATAAATTTCCAAGAATAGTTACAAGAGGCTTAGAACAAGCTGGGGTTAATCTAAAAGAAGTAATAATTAGAAGAACATCTGCTGGTTTAGACTTTAAAAGAAAAAGATTTACTGCTTATTCTCAAGCATACTCAAATTTAAAAAATAAAACTAAAGTTGATCTACAAGATACTAATGATATGTTACAAAGTATTGATTCAAGAATAGTATCAAGAAGAAAAGCACAAGTTTATTTTAGAAGTAATTATGAGGCAAGAAAAGCCATGTATCATCAAACAGGTGCTGGAAAACTACCTGTAAGAAGATTTTTTGACTTTGATAAAAAGCTAGAAAGAGTTATACAAAAGAACTTTGATAAATTTGTACAAAAACAAATTAAAGGTTTAGGACTATGAGTGTAAGAGAAGATATAGCAAACAACATATTAACTACTATTCAAGCGATCAGTAGTCCAACTATTAAAAAGGCAACAAGACAACCTTTTCCATTAGATGAACTATCTGAACAGCAATACCCAGCAGTCTTAATTCAGACACAATTAGAAACAAAAGAAGATCAAGAACTAGGTAGTGGTGGTAAGACTAGAATTAATACTCTTGAGTTTCTTATTACAGGATATACAAAAGGCGCAGAATCAAATATTGATACATCAAGAAATGAACTAGCTGAAGCTATTGAAAATAAACTTGAAGAAGATATTACTAGAAATGGTAATGCTTTAGATACAGAAGTCGTTGAAATAGAAACTGATGCTGGAGAGTTATTTCCTTATGGTGCTATTACAATGGTTGTAAGAGTAATTTATGAACATCAA